CACGCCTGCCTCCTCTGGCGACTCCAGCACGGCTGCCTCCTCTGGCAACTCCAGCACGGCTGCCTCCTCTGGCAACTACAGCACGGCTGCCTCCTCTGGCAACTCCAGCACGGCTGCCTCCTCTGGCTACTCCAGCACGGCTGCCTCCTCTGGCAACTCCAGCAAGGCTGCCTCCTCTGGCTACTACAGCAAGGCTGCCTCCTCTGGCGACTACAGCACGGCTGCCTCCTCTGGCAACTCCAGCACGGCTGCCTCCTCTGGCGACTACAGCACGGCTGCCTCCTCTGGCGACTACAGCAAGGCTGCCTCCTCTGGCGACTACAGCACGGCTGCCTCCTCTGGCAACTCCAGCACGGCTGCCTCCTCTGGCGACTACAGCACGGCTGCCTCCTCTGGCGACTACAGCAAGGCTGCGGCAAAAGGAAAAGACACTATTGCGATGGCGTGTGGAACTGACTGCACTGTCATGGCTGGCGAAAACGGCAGCTTCGCGACGGCCTATTACGACGAAAAGGGTAAGCGCAACCGCATCTTGGTTGGTTATGTCGGAGAAGACGGGATCAAGGCCGACACACCTTACATTATCTCGGTTACCAAGGCTGGAAAAGCTTCGTGGAAGGAGATCAAATGAGCCTCTTCTCTTCACTACCGCGCGAAGACTTTCTCGGCAATGAAATTTGGGATGAGACGCCAACCGCCGACTCAATAGGTGACGATCTAGCCTCCTTCCGTAACAGGGTTATAGGTTGGACCGCAACCATACTCACAGCTTTATTCATCATCTTGGGGGTTTGGATATGAGCGAACAAATAAGGCCCGAGAATTTACGGTATTGGGATCAGCTAGGGAAAACCGACCCTGCGCATACAAAGCAGTTTCAACGCTCAGGCGGCTTCAAGGGAACTGCCATCAAGCCTATGTGGTGCAACCTTCGCATGACGGAGTTCTTTGGACCGTGCGGCGTTGGGTGGGGACCGGACAAACCGGAATATCAGATAGTGCCCGCAGAAGATGAGATTTTGGTTTTCTGCACGGTTGGCCTCTGGTACATGGACGGCGACAAGAAGGCTCAGGTCTATGGCGTTGGCGGGGACAAGGCTGTCATCAAGGGATCGAACGGTACCCGGTCCTCAGATGAGGCTTTCAAGGCTGCCTACACGGATGCCCTTGGAAACGCGATGAAGTTTATCGGCGTGGCCGCAGACGTTCACATGGGCCTCTTTGACGATAACAAGTACGTCCAGGAGATGAATAACGAATTCAAAAACAAGGATGCGCCGGTGCAGCAGGTTCAGCGGGCATCTACTGTAGCCCAACAGCTTCGCGCATCAGTCAATCAGGAAGCCGAAGACCCGAACGACTATGACGTTCACATGGATCAGACAATCCATGAACGAAAATCACCAGAGCCTTCTATCGGACCTCCAATCAATCCAAAACTGACGAAGGTTCTATACGCAATCGCGATGGGCAAGTGGAACGACACCAAAGCCTACCGGACCTTCATCAACCGCCTAGGCTATGCCAAAGATACGGACATTCCGCAGGCACGTTTTGAAGAAATCAAAGCAAAGCTGGAGGCGGCGTGATCCTACAGCACATCTTTGACGAGGAGAGCCACATCTATGCCGTTCCGGGTAGGTTCGTGCTCTCAACCTCGGACATCATCTCCATGAACGGCCTAGCCGACTATGGAGCGATACCGAAGGCCATCTTAGATCACGCCTCATGGAGAGGCACGCAGCTGCATAAGGCAATCCAGTTCTTCGAGGAGGATTGCGATGTACCCGATATACCGGAGGAGGTAAAGCCATATTTCCAGGGGTACTGCAAATTCAGAAAAGATTACGACTTTAATCCCATTGGAGGCTTCGAAACTCAGATCGTCTACGAACACGAGGGCACCGAACAGCCCGTTGGCTGCACAATTGACCTTCGCGGAATGGTTCGCGGAGTGCCTTACATTCTGGACGCAAAGAGTTCGGCCAAGCAGAGCGGAAAGGCTAAAGCTCAGAAGTTATTCGCCTGGAGGATGCAGACCCAAAGCTACACCTGCGCTACTGCATTTGATGAGGAATGGTGGGCACTGCTTGATTCAAAAACAGCCTGCGGACGCGGCATAGTTCAGGTCGATAGAGAGGGCGGCTATGCGTTCCACGATTTCGGCACTATCGACGATTCGATTCTCTGGGACTCCTGCGTGCGGGTCGCTGTCGCAAAACTAGCTAACGGCTATCAGTTGGAGAGGCACTAATTGTTGCCATGATACAAGGTAAAACGCAAGAAGCCAGCAGTTGAAATCAAGGGCCAGCGCGAAGTATGCACCCAAACCGCAGCGGGCCTAAGAGAGTACAGAAGCAGGACTGAACAAATGTGGCACCGGCAGTTAGGGCTATGCAGTATTTGCGGGCTTTCCATGTTGATCGAAGAAGCTACCTATGAGCACCAAGGATGGACGGGGAATGAACGGAGGTCACAGAGATGACCGAATTTGCATAGATGGCAAGCCGCACAACTCAGCAGCACACGGATTGTGTAACGTCCGCAAGGGCAGCGTGAGGTTAGAGAAATTCAAGGAGGTAGCGTGAGCTGGAAAGATAAGACCGCGATTCGCATTCTTCTACTTGTGGCTAAGATGGTAGCTGGTCCGGCATGGCAAAAAGAAATTGAACAGCTTTCATCTCACACAAGCTGCTGGCTACCGGAAACCAAGGAGATTGCATAATGGAGTTATTTGAGAAACGTGGGGTGATGGTCCACATAAACGGCGGCAAGTTGCGCCTAGACAAGTCAGACATTCGTCGCTGGCAGCTCAACCTGCAGTTCTCGCTTGCGCCGGAAGATGTTCATTCCTGCCACGAGGCCATCATTAGCAACTATCAACAGATCGAGGCCCGCCAGAACGGCGTTGACGAGATTGCCATGAACCTCAATGTCTCAGAGCAGATCATTGAATTCTTTGGCCTGTCGGATCACAAGGCTCCCACTGTTCGCCTCGGCAAGTGCGTAATCAGCGATATGAAGATGAAGCACGACACTGGGCTAACGATCCTTGAACTGAAGGCCGAGGCTGAGTGCACCGGAGTCTTGCATGATTTCGTAAAAGACTATGCCTTCAACCCCACCCACGATGTATTAGTAAACCTAAGCCAAGAGGATAGGGATTTACTTTGTAACTACAGGAGACGCCCTTCGAGTGACGCTACGCTCGTAGCGGCGGTTGGCGACGGCAGCGGTGAGCAACTCGGTGCGGGCGATGGCGCCGGCATCGTCGCCGCAGAGGTCCACAAACGAGTTACCGCGGACCCTGGTCAGCTGGGCGCTGCCAAAGGCGACGGTGTTGCATGAATTCATTAACTTTAGACCAATTACGCCTAGTCGATCGCATACGCAAGGTCATCAGCAGAGGCCCGCTGTTCTGGTTCACGCCTCAAGAGATTATCCGCGAGCTTTTAGCTGAGTACGGAGAACTAGTTTCAGATTCATCAGTAACGGCGCGATGCCGAGATCTTCGTAAGCCGGAATTCGGCAGCTTCACTGTGAATTCAAGAAAAAGAAGTGGTTCCCGAGCTTGGGAATATCAACTGGTTGAAGTAGAGCAATCGAAGGCGGCCTAGAAAGTGTCAGAACCTTGGAATCAGTGGTACCCGCACGATATCGATACGTGGCAGGGCTCTGGCAACATCCAGGCTCTTTCCGATACCGGGTATCGTGCTGTCCACAACATCATGCAGGATATGTGGAAGCAAGAAGACTGCAGCCTTCCATGTGACCAGAAGGTGCTGCGGAAGGCCAGCCGGGTAGCCGACCGTTGGGAGAATTGCAAAGAGGAAGTTATGGACTACTTCGATCGCATGGAGAGCGGAGCGATTACAAACAATGTTCTTCGTGGGAAGTGGATGAAGGCAAAAGTTGTCTATGAGTCACGTCAAAAGGCAGCCAAGAAGACTAACAAAACAAAGACTAATCACGGTAAGCCTAGCAAAGCGTCACGGTCTGCCAAGCAAAGCGAAACCATAGCGTCACGCTCAGCCGACACATTAACAGTTACAGATACAAGTACAACTACAAAAGCAAAGACAATTACTCCCGCTAACGCGGTTGAATTACCGGAGTGGATCGATCGTGAAGTCTGGGAAGGCTTTATGGAAGTTCGCCGGAATAAGCGAGCGAAGCCCACCGAACGAGCTATCAAGGGGATTTTGAAGCAGTTGGGCATTTTTAGGAACAAGGGCCACGATCCGAACGCAGTGCTTGAAACCTCAATTCGAGCGAACTACACGGATGTTTACGAACCAAAAGCAGGAGCGACCAATGGCAAGTCAGACGGATACAGCAAGTTCGTGGAAAGTGTTAGAAATCGGCAAGGAGCTGCGCCGGTTGGCCCTTCGCCGGGGAGCTGATCTTGACCCGGAGGCCTATTCGGTTTATGCCGAAGACTTATTGCGGTTTCAGTTGGACGATATCGAAGCGGCTTTCAAGGCGATCGGTTTGGAACCACGCAAGGCATTTGAAAAGCCATTCCCTGAGATTGGGATTCTGGTTGCGGAGTGCGATCGTCAGGAAAAGCTTCGCCGTGGCTCTCTGTCGCCTGTACGCAACTGCGGCAACCGCGAGTGCCGCTTGGGTATGGTGCGGGTGTTCGATGCGGCTGGATATCCGACAGGCGTTGTTCGGTGCGGTGTGTGCGGCGGCCCTTCATGGTTCCAAGATGCTTTGGATAGCAATAAGTTCCTACTGAAGGGAAATGGGTTGCTGAAATGAGCAAGATGGGCAATAAGGAGACGGCCGGTTTCGCCTCGAAGCGCGAGCATAAGCGCTATTTGGATTTGCTTTTGCTCCAGAAAATCGGAGAGATTTCTAATCTTCGTACGCAGGTAGTGTTTGAACTGACACCGAAGGCCGGCAAGGAACGAGCCTCGACTTACCGTGCGGACTTTGTGTACCAGGAGAACGGCAAGGAAGTAGTTGAAGACTGCAAGGGCCATAGAACAATTCACTACATTCTAAAGCGGAAATTTCTAAGATACCGCTACGGGATTGAGATACGGGAGACTTAGTATGACTTATAAAGGTGCGGTGAGACAGTTCAAGAAAAAGCTTATTTTAGATGCCCTTGATGCCGAAAAAGATAACTTCTTCCGAGCTGCCGCAAGGCTGGGGATTCATAGAAATACACTCTCTCGGACAATGGGCGAACTTGGCCTGAATGCGACCAATGTTAGGAAGATAATCAAGGCCGCCGCGTGAGCGAGCTAATCACCTACTGGAGAGACATGTCTAAGGCATGGGAGGAGCAGGCCACTAGAAACGCACTCCGAAGGGCTGAGGCGGAGCAGGAATTAGACGCGGCGCGGTTATTGATTCTTGAACTGCAGCACGATCTACGCCTCGCCTACAAGCGCAGAAGGAAGGCTGCATGACCAAAGCCCAAGCCCAACGCCAGCTAGACACTATCTGTAAGCCCATCATGAAGCCACAACCCGTCCTTACCGGCATCGACAAGGAATTAGCTGAGCAAGCTGAAACAAAAGCGATGTGGGACGAGTTAGAACCTAAACCGTAACAAAGGAGGAAGTGATGATCCGAATTTCAAAGAGCCAAACCGCCGATACTAGGACGTGCGATTTCGCGAATACATCCAAAGAAACTCTCTTGGCAAGCACACCAGCATAAGAAGACGCACCATCCGTAGCCAAAGCTGATCACCTTACCACCGACGAAGGGAGCAAGTAGATGGAGACGGAGTTGAGGTTAGACCGAGCGACGTTCCGGCAGTTAGCGGTGCTTATGGCAATGCAAGGACTGCCCGCGATTCCAACAAAACGGCGAGAAGAGTCATGGGCTGACTACTGGCGGCGGGCGCATGACGATTCGCAGACTAGGCTGGCTATCGCCCTGGAACTGCTGCGACTTTATCGCGAATACAGAGGCCGCATAGATCATGGGCGCGATTGCCGTGGTCCTGCTGACTGTGGCGTGATTGATGACGACCGATGTGGAGTATGTCGCAGAGTGGACAATAGCGGCTTGCTGGGCAACAAGGAGGGAAGATGAAGGTCACCATCGAAGTCACTGGCCCAGAACTTGTACTGCTCTATCTTGCAACAGGCAATGAAGATGCGGGCCGGATTGCTGCGGATGTATCTGAAACCAACCCCTATGACCCCCACCTGAGAAGAGAGAGGATAAGTAACCGTGCCGAAGCGTAAGAATCGAAAGCTCAAGGGTGAAGCGGTGAGGTGGATTCGCGTCTTAGTGAGGGAAGACCGGGGCCAAAGATTCGACATGCTGGCGGGTAATCTAAACCAGGCAGACGCGATCGAACAGATGATCGATGCGTGCTATCGGCAGGCCGTCAAAAAGGGTTTAGTGCCCATAAATTCAGATTCTTCTTTACTCCCATAAAGATTTGTGTCAGCATGATTACGGACCTCCCCAGTGCCAAGCTCCACGCGCTTACGTCAAGCGTGGCCTCTGGTTGTAACCAAGAATTTGCTGCCTCTAATGGCCGAAGACTCCCGCATTCTCAATATCACTCGCGGATTCCGCCTCAAGCGGTCACAGGCTTACCGCGCCTTGGAAAATGGCGCGTGCGCTTGGGTAGAGGTTGGCGTCAGCGTGCGCGACCTAACCTTGGCTGAATCAATCGCGGTGCGAAATCAGCAAGCAAAGATGCGTGAGCCCCTTGTGTATGCAGAGATCCCCGGCCTAGTCTTTGACGGCCCCCTGCCTATACGAAATGACCTGATTCGCGCCGCGCATGAATATGTAACAAGTCAGTAAGGTGGTCCAATCTCCTCGGAATTGGCGGGCGCGGGCCGAGTCTCAGCTTACTGGCGGACTAAATCGCGCAAACTTTGGAGGTATATGGCTGATACGATCCGGATTCCGATGACCCTAATGCAGTATGTCGCTGCAAGGAAAGCTTTGTCATCGGCCTCAGGAGTCGGCCATAGCCCTACATCCACGACTGAAGGAACCGTAACCTCCTCTCAACTGGATTTCAGATACAGCTATGACGGCGGCGCCATGCTGACACTTAGCGATCTGCAGCGGCATAGCTTCAAGGCAAAACTGGCGTCCGACGCCCAAATCAAATCCCATATTATGGAATTGTTAGCGTGAAAGACCTTCCCAACCCCGCATGGGCCTGCATCTTTATTTTTCTGGCCTGTGTCATGGCGGTTATCGCGCTCTTCTCGCATAGCGCCAATGCTACCTCTGTCATCACAATAGGTTCTTCGATTATTACGGGAGCCTTCGGATACATTCAGGGCGTTAGCGCCGGTAAGAATTCTTTGCAGGTTCCAATGAATCCAGACTCGCCGCAATCGACGGTAACCGTTACCCCTCAAGCAGCTTCGCCGATCATCCCTAAATGAAGTATCACGTCCTCCGGTTCATTGCTACTCGCGGGTTTGTTTCTGACGCAATCAAATTCGTTGAAGGCATCTCCGATATCGACCATGTGGAGGCTCTCAATCGTGCCGGCGATAAGTGGATCGGTGCCCATGCCGGTGTAGGTGTCAGGGAAATGCCGCTCGACTGGGCCAAAGGCGTTGTATGGGAACGGCAGTACAGCATCCCCGTAACGGATGAGCAGTACGAGCTCATCATGGGCTATCTCGAATTTAAAATCGGGACTCCTTACGACTACAAGGACATCTTTGGCATTCTTCTGCACGATCGCAAGCTGGACAATAGGCATGATGTCATTTGCAGCGCAGTCCAGTATGAAGCGCTCTGGGCCGGATCGGTCATGGCGTTAAATGTTCTCCCTGGCTTCGCGCACCTCGTGACTCCCGAAACGCTTCATCTCAGCCCTGTTTTGATAGGACATTGCACTTTCCCAAAGGAAAAACCATGAATATCTTCGCTCTCATCCTTGGCCTTGTCCCCGGCATTATCAAAGGCATTCAAACCATCGTTGGCGACAAGGCAAGCGGTGCTACCAAGTCCCAGATGGCCCAAGACGCCCTCGCTGCAGCAGTCGGGGGCGCGGGCACAGTGCTGACGGGCAACAATGCTGTGTATGGGCAGGCAGCCGGCGAATTGGCACAGCTCGCGATTGACCAGACGGTGGCCATTTCAAAAGCAACCGGTGTTTACCAGAAATGGACCGCAGCCGCCACCGCTGCGCAACAGGATGCTGGTGTCGCCGCAGCGGTGACCAACCTAGTTCAGAGCGTCCAGGCTCCAGTTGCAGTAAAAGCCGCGTAATTTAGGAGGCGACTACTTCCATAAAGGGGCCATACCTTGTCAAATGGGGCGCATCAAACAAGTGACTCCGAGATTTTCCGCATGGTTCACAAGCACGACAAGGATTTATATGTTGGAAATGGGAAGCCGGGGATCACAACAAGGATGGCCCTAGTGGAAAGTACCGTCGAATCAATCAGGTTCTATGCGCGCTGGATAATGCTCACTGTTTTAGGAATTTTCGTAGTGGCTATCGTGGGGTTAGTCATCCGTAGGTGAGCATCAAATGTGAACGCCTGTTGCGCGAAGAGTGGCAGAAAGACCACGAACATGTTCACCAATTAGAGCATCAAGCTTTATCGGCCGCTCTTATTGCCGCAAATCAAAGACTAGATGCGATGAACGAGCTCCGCGACCAAATCAACACGGAGCGGGCTCGATATGTTCCACGTGACACATTTGACACGACCAACTCTTCAATCGATACCCGATTAAAACTCCTCGAAAACAGAGGCAGCGTCATGGATGGCAAAACAGCCATCGTTGGCTCTTTAGCAGCTCTCGCTATCGCAATAGTCCTGTGGTGGCTCAAGAAATGAGGTCTAAATGCTCACGCTTATTTTGCTTGTATTCGCATTCGTCTGTTTTGCGCTCGCCGCATTCTGGAATCCTAGCCCACCCCGCATCAACTTGATATCCGCTGGCCTGGCATTCTGGGTTCTGTCCGCAATTCTTGCCGGTCACCAGCTCTGATCGGAGGCTTTATTTGAGTCACAATGATCGCATTGATGAAGAAATTCTGGAGACGGAGCAAGAAATCCTCCGCACCGAACGCAAGATCCTCCACAACCAACAACCTCGCCTTTCCACCATCAAAATCGCATTCCAAGGAGAAACAATGGCAGCCACGGCAGGACCGATTACCCTCACCAAAGTAGGCCAGACTGCAACCGCAAGCGTTCTCGGCTTCGACCAGTTCGGCGCACCCTTCACCGGTACGATGCCCGCAGCCACATTGAGCGCAAGCGACATTGACGGCGCCATCGCAACCTTTGACCCAAAGACAGGCCTCGTCACTGCGGTAGCGAATGGCGTGGACAACATTACAGCAGTCCTGACCACCGCAGAAGGTCTCAGCTTGACCGATACCGAGGCAGTTACTGTGGCCATCCCCGTTGTACCACCCCCGGCGCCCGTCCTGAGCTCCATCAAGGTTGCGTTCGCCTAATCCATGACCCCGAAACAGAAGGCCTTTGTTGCCGAATACCTAGCAAATGGGTTCAACGCAACAAAGGCCGCAATATCAGCCGGTTATAGCGAAAGGTCAGCATCTTCCATCGGCGAAGAAAACTTGAGGAAACCTGAAATCGCCACTCTACTCGCAAAGAAGGTAGGGACAGCGCTGAATAAGATTGATTTCTCGGTCGATCGGACGCTTGAATATGTAGCGCGCATGGCCTTCTTCGATCCCGCTGACTTATTTGAAAGCGATGGTTCGCTGAAGCTTATCCAGAATATTTCACCAGAGGCTCGCACCGTCATCGCTGGCTTGGAAGTGTCAGACATCTGGGACTTAGGCGAAGGCGAACAGAAATCAATCATCGGGAGGCTGAAGAAAGTAAAGCTGAGCGATCGCAAGGGCGCACTCGATATGCTGATGCGCTATCACGCGCTCTATCGGGACAAGATGGAGCACAGCGGGCCGGATGGTGGACCAATCCAGCACGCAATCACCGTTGAGTTCGTAAAGGCAAATGATTACACCGAAAGTTAGGGCTCAATTCCCTGAAAAATTGGAAGGAATCTTTGACCCACACCCCTATAAGGTTCTGTACGGTGGCAGAGACGGGGTAAAGAGTTGGACGGTCGCAAGGGCCTTACTAATCCTTGGCTCGCAGAAAGCCTTACGCATTCTCTGCGCTCGCGAGACAATGGATTCGATTCGGGAGTCGGTTCACCAGCTGCTAAGTGACCAGATCGTCAACCTTGGCCTGGAACGTTTTTACTCAGTATTGCAGTCGGAGATTCGCGGTAAGAACGGCACCGAGTTTGTATTCGCCGGATTACGCAAGCAGACAGTAAGCTCAATCAAGTCATACGAAGCTATCGATATATGTTGGATTGAGGAAGCCTCCGTTGTTTCACGTAGAAGCCTTACGATTTTACTGCCGACCATCCGTAAGCCGGGCTCTGAGATATGGTTCACCCTCAACCCTGACCTTGAAACAGATGCGGTCTATCAAGACTTTGTAGTCAGCCCGCCTGCGGGTGCATGGGTCGTCAAAACATCGTTTCGCGATAACAACTGGCTGAGCCCTGAATCACGACAGAAGATTGAGACTCTGAGAGAGCGAGATTATGACACCTACCACCATGTCTATGAAGGTGCTACACGCTCTACAGTTGAAGGTGCGATTTATAAGGCTGAGATACAGAACGCTGAGAAGAATGGGCATATCCGTGCGGTGCCGTTCGATCCAATGTTGCCAGTCGATACCTTCTGGGATCTAGGATTTGCCGATAGGGTCTCAATCTGGGCCGCACAAAGGACCGTCTTTGAAATAAGGATTCTTCGCTATTTTGAAGGCGACCATCAAGCGATCGATTACTACCTAAGAGAGATACAGTCTTGGGGCTATGTATTAGGGACATGCTATCTGCCGTGGGACGGCGGCACGATCAGCTTAGGGACAGGCAAGTCAATTGAAGAGATTATGCGTGCGAAAGGTTTCAAGACTCGCGTGAATCGGCAGTTGAGTGTTGCAGATGGGATCAACGCGGTCAGGACAATCTTCCCGCAGATGTACTTCGATCAAACATTGTGCGCTGATGGCCTCCAATATCTGAGGCGCTACCAGTGGGGGCCAGCAAGCGCTTTAGGGCAGCAACGCAGTACACCGCTACACGATGACGCCTCACACCCCGCCGATGCTTTACGGACGCTCGCCGTGGGCATCAGGGAACCGGAACGCAAGAAGGAACAGACTAACCGACCACCACAGCGGGTGAGTGCATGGAGCTGATATGGCGAGGCTAGACGCAGCAGAGCGCAAGCGGATACCGACAAGCGAGTTTGGTGAACCGGGCAAGCGCAAGTTTCCGATGCCGGATAGAAGTCATGCCGCCAATGCGAAGGCCCGCGCCACACAAGGGGTTAAACGTGGAACATTGAGCGAGGCCAGCGCTGAGCGGATTCGCGCCAAGGCCAATAGGATATTGGGCAAATGATTCGAATTGATGATCTGTTCCGGCTATTCGTCCTCGTATGCGTTGGGGTTGGGGTTGGCGCCGCACTCATCTGTATGTGGGTGGGTTGGATCTAATGCCCTGGACGAGAAAACAGGTCAAGTTGCTGCTGTCGAAGTATTCCCCGCTCTCAGCGCAGCAAAAGACCAAGATGCACGCGGAATTACACGAAAACCCGCAGATGGGCCATGCGAAAAAGGGCGAACTCAAGAAAGGCTGATATGGCAGAGAAAAGCAAGTTAACGCGGATGGAGATTGAGCCCGCCGAGAATGGCGGGCACACCGTGACGCACCACCTGAAGGCGATGCCGTCCCACTCCTCGAAAATGGGCATGGGTATGCAATATCACGAGCCTGAGAAGCATGTCTTTGGTGAAGGCGAGGGCCATGAGATGCTGGCTCACGTTGCCAACCATCTCGGCATCAAGGCCGAAGAGTCGGATAAGGTTGAGAACGAAGATGGCGTGGGCAAAGACGGGGAATACGATTGAACTCCGAGCAATCCCTGAAGACCCTAATGCGTCTCGCACCTAGGATTCGCGACCATAAAGACCTGGAGACGAAGCTTACGTCAGCTCCCCCGCACCTGCGCACAATCATATATGAGGCGGTGAAGCCGTTCCTGAAGTTCAAGGCCAAGCCTCTGGATAAATATGTCGTCAGCGCGAAGCAGATGGCCGAGCGGGAACGCTTGCCGACAATGGATGAGAATGGCAATCTTCACGAGTTCCGCTCTATTGAGGTAGGTCTCGCTGCCGATGTCGCGACCAAGACTCTCACGCTGATTTGCTCTAAGTGCACGCGCGAAGACAAGTATTACGCTATCGGCAAAGAGACCAATGTCGATGTCATCATGAAGGCCCGCCTGGATGGCTGGGTGCATGACTTCCGGCAAATGCCTGCGGTTGAAGTGTGCCCGGATTGCCCGATTTCGCTGAGAAAAGAATGCCTGATAGCGAACTAGGCACCGGAAACACCGACTTATTGAAGAAGATTCGCCAACGCTATCGTTACGCGATGGAGAAGTGGCGTTACAACCGCGAAGAAGGCCAGAAGAACATGCGGTATGTGGCTGGCGATCCCTGGACAGAAGAGGATAAGCAGGCACGCAAGGGACGGCCTACGGTTTGCCCAGACGAACTGAATCAGTATGTGAATCAGGTCGTCAACACGGCACGTCAGAATCCGCGCGGCGTTAAGATTGACCCGGCAGGCGATGAAGCCACCGAAGAACTGGCCGAATATCGGGAAAACCGCATCAGGGCTATCGAATATGCCTGTAATGCGGCTCAAGTCTATGTCAATGGTTTGCAGGCTGCGGTAGAGCGCAACATCGGCTTCTGGAAGGTCAGCCGGACCTATGTTTCAGACGACTCTGACGAACAGGAGATCATAGTTTTACCGGTGCAGAATCCGGACATGATCCTAATCGACCCTGATTATAGGGAACTAGATGGGTCAGACATCAAATGGGCCTTTGAGTTTGAGTGCATCCCGGTTGAAGAGTTTGAGATTGAGTATCCAAAGGCCGAGAAGCGCAGTTTCGCCGCCGATGACTTTGGTGATGATGCAAGTTACTGGTTTGACGGCAAGGATATCGTAGTTGCGGTCTATTCCGAGGTTCAGACGGAAGAACGTAAGGGTAAGAGCAACCGCAGCGTCTTCAAGCGGACCTCGGTGAAGCAATGGAAGACGAACGGCGTTGAGATTCTCGAATCATCGAAGCAACCGGGGCCTTATCTGCCCATTATTCCAGTCTTTGGCAAAGAGTTGTGGGTGGACATGGGGGAGAGCGGTGGAGGCGGTAGTTCGGCTCGCCGCGTTCTTATCTCTCTTGTATCTCTAGCTAGAGACCCGCAGAAGGCTTTGGCGTATGTTATGAGCTCCATGCTGGAGAATTGCGGACAGATCCCCAAGTCGTCCTATGTCGGCGCCGTGGGGCAGTTTGAAACTGACAAAGACGCATGGAACACATTGAATTCGGCCTATCACCCGTATTTGCAGTATGACGTGATGATCGACGGCAATACCGGGCAACCCATGCCGCCACCGCAACGGGTTCAGCTAACCCCGGACTTTCAGGCTTATAGCATTGGCGCCGATGTCTGTCGCAGAGCAATTCAGGCAGCGATGGGGATTACACCTCTTCCCACCGCTGCTCAGAGGCAGAACCAGAAGTCCGGCGTCGCGCTGAGCAAGATCCAGTCTGAACAGGCGATCGGCTCTTACCACCTCGTAGATAGTTACGACCGGGCCATCAAGCTTACCGGAAGAATCATGAATCTCTGGCTGTCGGAGACTGACTTAGGCGAAACTACCAAGCCGGTACGTCTCGCAGATGGTAAGCACAAGCTGGTGAAAATTAACACGGATGAAGCAGTTGAGGAAGACGACCATACCTATCACTTCCCAATTGCCGATGATAAGGGCCGGTATCAGGTCACCATCAGTTCGGGCCCGTCGCACGAGTCACAGCGTGAGGAAGGCTCCGAGTTTGTTGATATATTACTCGCCAACCTGAAGGACTTGCCGCCTCCGGGCTCGCCCGCGGCGAAGATTATGGCTATCGGCATCAGGATTAAGCAACTCGGGCCGCTTGGCGATCAAATGGCGGACATTATTGATCCGCAAAGTGGCGGGGATAAGCAGCAGATCGCCCAGATGCAGCAGCAGGCCCTGCAGCAAGGCATCCAGATTCAGGAGATGCAGAAGGAGCTGCAAAAACTCATGCTGGAGCGCGCGGGCAAGGTCATTGAGATGCAAGGCAGGGCGCAGCAGCAGGCCCTGCAGCATCAGTTTGACATGACCGAGGCTGACAAGGACCGTGAAGTCAAGCTGACTGTCGCTGAGATTGGCACGAAGGCACAGATTCAGACCGAGCGTGAGGGCATGGTGCATGATCTGGAGTCGCAGTTCCATGACCAGGCGCATGATGTAGCCATGAATGCGGTGCAGCATGGTCAGGCTCAGGAGTTGCAGGCACAGCAAGGCGAACAACAGTCTCAGCAGAGCGTACAGGATGTTGGGCAGGCGCAGGCGGCTTTGCAGCCGGAGCCCACTGAATAAGTTTTCGCTGACCCGGCGATAAGGGTAGGAGCAATAAATGAGTGAATCGACGGCAGTAGCGGAATCGTCCTCCGCGCCAGTACGAGAGACAGTTGAATTACCGCGCAGTGGAACTGCTGAATATGCGAATTGGCGCGTCAGCGGTGAATTGCCGGAAAAGCCAGCAGAAACCCAAGCTAAGCCGGTAACTGAGGAGTCGGCACCTCCGGTCGAAGAGGGCGAGTCGGCCACGCCAAAGCAGCAGGAGAAAGTTCTTTCGCCCGCCGAGAAGCGCATCAAGGAACTGGTAGCCGAGAATAAGCGCCTGAAAGCCGAGCGCGAGATCAAGCCAGAACCGAAGAGCGAACCCAAGAGCGAATCGAAGCCTCAACTCGTACCCCAGACACGCCCCAAGCCAACCCCAGAAGATAAGAACGCTGACGGAACTCCTAAATACAAAGTTTATGAGGATTACGTCGAAGAGCTTGCCGACTGGAAGGCCGAACAGCGTATGGCTGTGGCAGAACGAGACAGAGCCGTCCGCGAACAGCAGACAGCGCTAAAGAATGAGGTAGAGAAGGCTCGCGGCCGATATGACAATTTGGATGAGGTGATGCTGCCCGCGCTGAAGTCGATTACTGATGCGCAGGTATCGCCAGTCATTATGAACATGCTGGATGACTCGGAAGTTTTACCAGACTTGCTCTACACCTTGGGAAGCGACAGCAACGATTTAGCTGAGTTCCTCAAGATGGCGAAGAGCAACCCTGGCAAGGCTATCCGCTATCTGGCGGTGACTGAAAATCTCATTCAAGAGGAACTGGCTAAAACGAGTACTTTCCGCGAGATGCCCGCAAAGGGTGTCGATGGTAAGTTCGTCAAGACAGATCCCGCTCCTGCTAAACGTGGGGCTGAAAGCACACCTGACCTACCTCTTGAAGTCGGTAACCGGGGAACCGGAACGATGGACGAGTCTGGACGGGCGCTTTCCGAGATTGCAAGCGGCAATCCCAATGCGGTTCGTAACTGGCTCAAGGCCGAGAACCAAAAGGATCTTCGCCGCCGACGCGGAGCGTAAATGGCAAATCAGTTTCTAAATACCCAATGGGTATCGCTCAAGGTTCTGCGGCTTCTGCTGAATAAGCTGATTGTCGCGGAATACTTCAACCGTTCCTGGGAAAAGGACTTTCAAAAGGAGTTCGCCCCCGGATCGCAAATCACCGTAAAATTCCCTCAGCGCTTCAAGGTCAATGATGGCATGGGCTATGCACCGCAGGGAATCAACCGCTTGCAGACTCAGGTCAATCTCGACCAGTGGATGCAGGTAGCTTTCGAGTGGGACGACTACGAGAATGCAGTCAGGCTGGAGCGCTCGGAAGAGGAACTTGAAGAGCAGTACTTCGAGCCCGCCGCTGCTGCTTTGGCTCAGGAGTGCGATTCGCGTTGCGCGAAGTGGGCTTACCAAAACGCCAGCATGGTTGTTGGTGCTCTCGGTACCGATCCAACTTCGGTGTCAACGTACTACACGGCTCGTCAACGGCTGGAGGAGAATGCTGCTGGAGTGCTGGGCAAGCGCTGCATGCTGATTTCTTCGAGCATGATGACCACGCTGGGCTCTAATATCACCACCATCTTCCACCCTGCCGACGAAATCACGAAGGCATGGAAAGAAGGCGTGATTGGTGAGCTGGGCGCGGCAATGTTCTATGAGTCGCAGTCGCTTTGGTCGCATACGGCCGGTACTTGGGCTGCTGCGGTTACCGTGAATGGGGCAAGCCAGAGCGGAACATCACTCACTATCACGGCGACTGCTGGCGATACATTCAATGTAGGGGATGAATTCTCTATTTTGAATGTAAATCTCGTCAACCCTATGACCTACCGCATTCCTGGCAAGGCCAATAACAAGACATTTACCATTACCCAAGCCCTAACGGCGGTTGGTGGCGGAGTCGATGTCATCAACTTCCTGCCTCCGATCTATGGCCCGGGAAGCCAGTATCAGAACGTCGATGCTCTGCCTGCCACTGGCGCCGCGTTGACGCTCTGGCCTGGTACGACTTCGCCCAATGGCAAGGTTGGCACTATCGGCCTGAGCCTTACCCGTCAGGCTTTCTCCATCGTCGGCGCGAAGCTGTATGTGCCGAAGGCGGTTGAAGAGGCCGGCACCGCGCAAGATCCTGACACCGGACTTTCGGTGCGCAAGGTAAAGGCGTGGGATCCTGTTCGTTCAGTTCAAGTCAACCGCATGGACTCGCTCTTTGGCCTTGGGAACCTCTATCAAGACAACGGTGCGGTCAAAGTGGTGGGAGCGTAAATCATGGCGACAATTCCTAGCGTCCTAGCACCAGTCATACCCTCATTTACGCCGACGAAGAGCAATCCTTCGTTTTCGTCCACCATCAACGAATACTACAATCCCGTAACCTATTCGAATGCAGTAAACAACACGCTCCTGCCAAGCGATATAGTTGGCGGGCTCATTACTCATACGGCTGCCGGCGCGCAGACGGACACACTTCCAACCGCAACCTTGATGGCTCAAGCTATCCAAGGGGCCAGAGGAGCGATTCCAGGCAGTCCTCCAAGCGCTGTGGGGGTAGCTGGCTCTGGGCAGTTTTTCTTTGTCCGGGCTGGCGGCGCAGGAGCAATCACAGTCGCTGCCGGGACTGGCGGCACTCTGGTGGGAAGCGGCGCAGTGACGGCCGGGGCGGTGGGACAGTTCCTCCTCATCGTTACTGCAACCGATGCGCCAGGCTATGTCAAGGCCACATACACCGTTTACCGCATCATCTAACCAACAGGGAGGGGGCCCTGCCTCCCCTCCCGCTTTTCCTGAGGAGGGAATATGTACCCTAAGACGCTTTATTTAGTGGTAAATACGCCAGAAGAAGAGACGAAGGCGCGCGAGTATGGCCTTAAAGCGGAGAATGAGAGAATCTATCAGGAATACCCGAAGATGCTCTATCTGCATCCTGAGGACAAAACCAAAGAACAGACACAGATCGTTGTTGCCAATGAAGACGAAGAAAAGGCTGCAGCAGCTAAGAGCTATCAGGTCAAGCCGCACCTCCCAGTATTGGCCCCGGAGACCGGTGCTGTTGCTGCCGTCCCTGTCTTCATTGTGCAGCCTCCTGTGAAGGTACCAGTTGCTGCCCCAGTCGCGGAGCCAGTCAAGGCGTAGTCCGTGCCGATTCCCGCACCGGAACATTATAACCCCTCAAATCTCACTAAGAAGCAGCAGCAGGAACAATTAGCTGCCTGCTATGGAGTACCTATGCCCACAGAACAGTTGTCCGAGACGGAAGTCGCTAATATGCGCCGCATTCTGGCTCAGCATGATGGACAGTCGAAGCCGATGGTCATCACCGACCTCAATAATCCACCGCAAAAGCCCTACCGCTTCCAGAAGTTCCCCATGATTGTCTACGACCTTGAGCATAGCCATGCGGGGTACAGCGAAGACCAGCTCCAGCGTAACAACACACTATTGCAGGTTCATTTCCCTGCGAAGGTCGTTCACACCACGGTTCATTCCGAGGAAGAGTTGCACCAGGCTATTGCCGATGGATGGAGCGAGAAGGCACCTGCCTTCAGTGAAGAGCGCGAAGAATACCTCAAGCCAGCCTATGCCAACGAGGCTGCGCGGGCCGACGAGCAGATTCGCCGCAAGCCGGGCCGGCCGAAGCAGTCTGAGGCGAACTAATTGCCGACTACTGCGGCTAATGGCCTCACGGTAACAGCGCTTTCGCTGATCAATGCTGCGGGTCAGGAGATCGGCGCATTGGCCGCGGGGGAGCAGTTCGACACCGACAACCAAGCGTGGGTGCTGCAGAAGTTGCAAAGGGTCATCGATACCGCTAATGCTAAGCGGGTGATGGTCTATGCGAACGTTTTCAGCACCTTTACGCTGGTGGCGGGAACCACCCCGCATACGATCGGGCCTACCCCTGCGACGGGTCCGGCGCCAACGTTTATCGTCAATCAGAGGCCGGTCGAAATCCCGACTATCGGGTTGGTTCTCATCAATACAAATCCCACGACAGTAGAAATTCCGCTGACGCGAAGGGATAAGGAGTGGTGGGCAGACCAAAGCGTCAAGAATCTTACCTCTCCTATCCCTACCGACTACTATTACGAACCGGATTGGCCGAATGGATCTATCTACTTCTGGCCGGTGCCGGATGCGGTCAACAATGTGCTCTTGCAGCTCCGGACGGTCATCACTGAACTAACGGCACCATCTCAACTGTTCACCATGCCGCCCGCCTATTGGGACTGGATTGTCTATAAGACGGCAATTGCAATCGGCCCATCGTTTGAACGGCAGATAAGCTCTGACCTTCGTGGATTGATGATGGAAGCCGAACGCGCGGTGCAGGGGAACAATATTAAGAGCCCGAGAGCTGATACTGGTGATGCCGGTATGCCGGGTTCGGGGATTACTGATGGGCTCTTTAATTATTACTCTGGAGCTCCGAAGTGAGGATCGGCTTTGTCGGTCCGTCGTATACGGCTGGTTCCACAGCTGTAGCTGACGAAGAGGCGATCAACTTCTTTCCGCAAACGGTAGAGAGTCAAGGTGCGATTGTTCCAGTCAGCCTCTACGGTGGTAAGCAGGCGACGGGAATAAAGTCCTACTTCGGCACGCCGGGCCTGTCGATATTCTCGAAGTTTACCGCGAGCCCGAACAATGACAATAGTCCGCTTAGGGGACAGTGCTGGATGGGCAGCCGCCTGTTTGTGGTTTCTGGTGACACGCTGTACGAAGTCTTTGCCGATGGCACGAATACTGCACTTTCGAGTGTCCTATGGAACGATGGTAAGCCGGTTTCGATGGTGGCATCGAGCATTCAGCTGTTGATTATCTCGGCTGGCTATGCTTATTGCTACACGCTTAACCCCGGTAACTGGGCGGCTAATACCTTATTCGCTGTTGGTGCATTAATTGTTGATGCAGCAGGGCATGTTCAGCGTGCACAAGCGGCGGCGTGGCAGGCAAGCACGGCTTACACGGTCGGGCAGGAGATTGTTGATCCTGCCGGGAATGTGCAGCAGGCACAACAGGCTCGATGGGCCGCAAATGCTGTTTATGCTCTTGGCGCGGAGATTGTCGATCCTGCCGGGCATGCACAGAAAGCAACGCAGGCCCAGTGGGTCGCTTCGACAGCCTATGTACTTGGCGCGGAGATTGTTGATACCAACGGGAATATTCAGAAGGCTTTTGCAGCGCTCTGGGCGGCGAATACGGCTTATGCTCTTGGTGCGCAGATCGTTGATTCAAACGGCAACATTCAGCAGGTCACGACAGCCGGCACGACGGGGGCAACGGTGCCGACTTGGGCAACTTCTGGTCCCACGGCTGATGGATCGGTCATCTGGACGTTCCAGGCTGCATCAGGAGGCAACGCTGGTACTTCAGGCACGACGGTTCCTAATTGGACGACTGGAGTAACGCTCGACAACGGCACGCTGATATGGATCAGTCAAGGCAACGCAGGCGGTAAGGCGGGGACTTCTGGGGCATCGATCCCAACCTTCAACGACTCTGGCGGCTCAGTAGGCGACGGCACAGGCACATTGGTCTGGGCCGATCAAGGCGCGGCCACCGGCGCTGGTACTTCAGGCACGGCAGAGCCAATCTTCACCACCGGAATGACGCCGGATAGCGGCACGCTGGTATGGGTGGATCAGGGGCCATCGAATGGCTCGGCTGGTGCATCGGGCTCGGCTATTCCAGCGTTCAATGACACTGGCGGGACGACGCTCGATGGGACGGGAACGCTGATTTGGCAGGATAAGGGCTTGCAGTTGCTGAATGTCACATCGCAACTGGCAGGAACGCCCATTAAGTGTGAGTTTTCCGACAGCTATTTCATCGTCATCTTCGCCGGAAGCAACAAGTTCCAAATGAGTCAGGTACTCGATGGCACGACATGGCCGGGAACCTTGGTTAACGAAGTCGAAGTCTTCTCGGAAAACATCGCTTCCATCATCGTGAACCATCGAGAGCCATGGATCATGGGCTCGTTGCGCTCTCAACCCTATCAGGATACCGGCAGTCTCGAGGTTTTCGATGTTATCCCCGGCACGCTGATAGAAAAGGGCTGTGCAGCGGTGTTTTCTCCCTGCCGGGTGGATAATTCTGTCTTCTGGATTGATTCAGACGAACGCGGCGCACTCTCCGCATGGCGCTCGAATGGCTATACCCCCACGAGAATCTCAACCTATGCGGTCGAATATGACCTCAGCACCAACCCACAATCAGCAATTCAAGGCATGACCTCCTACTCCTATGAGGATGCGGGCCACATCTTCTGGGTGCTCTACATCCCCGGTTCTAGCTGGTCGTGGTGCTATGACGTGACTGAGAATCTCTGGCACAAGCGGGCGACATGGATAGATGGCGGTGGCGGCGGCGGTAACAGTTCTACAGTTACCACCAATGCCAACGCGCAGCTATGGGAACTTTGGAGCCGTCCGCTAGAGGATAATGGCGCGCAGGTTACATGGAACAATTTTTCAATTCCTCCCGGAAATGCGCTGCCTTCAGATGCGGTGATTCAGGGAATTTATGCAGTTGTTGTGGTCGGCGCCAACTTCAGCGCGGCGATTCAGAATCTGAATTATTCTGTGGGAACCTCAAGCCATTCATATAACAATCCCTTCAATTCGAGTCCCATTAGTCCAGGACATACCTTCCCAACCACGCTGCTTTACGACACCACCAGCATAGGTACCAGCTTATCCCTGCTGCCGACCCTAGCGGTCAACGCCTCCATCATTTCATCGCTATTTCTGGATAACCTGCAAGACTACATGAACATCACTGCGGTAGGGTTTGCGATCTACTATACCAGCGCAACACCGAAGATTGATCCAGCGATGCCGCCGCCCTTCGCTGTCCCAGCTGGGCAGGGGCTTATCTGGGCTCTACCCTTCACCGAGAGCGATGATCAGTTTGCCACTAATGGCCTAGTCAAGATCATCTCGTCTTTCGTTCCTAGTGTTGCAGCGGTCGCCGTATTAGGCTATGACCCAACTAGACCCGCAAAGGGACCATTGTTTGGTATTGATCCACTTACGATAGGTCTGCTTGGGCTAAGCGGACTAATAGGGCTTGGCGGAGGATTGAATAATCGTTATTCCCCTATTAATATCACCGGAGCAGCATCTGGACCGCCAATTTATTTAGGTGGTCCGAATCAACCTCCTTTTACTTTTTTGATTCCTATATCTGGCGGCAGTTCACCGTTTACAGTAGAAAACGGGTTAGCCATCACAGCAGTAAGTTCCGGCTCATTCAAAACCGGAGCGGTGCAGGGTTTTCCTGCCAGCCAGACGACAATAACCATTCCGCCCGACCCATTAACTGCGGCTGGGACTTATGGCCCTCACCGCAGCTGGAATCACAGCTATGCTTTCGGCAGGCACCTAGTAGGGGATTGGGGTGCTGGCACTCTCTATCAGATGAGCATGGCGAACCTGAGTGACAATGGCACCCCGATTCGCCGCTTGCGGAGGAGTCCACCCGTCTCGAATGAGATGCAGCGGATTTATCATGCTGAACTGACGGTGGATTTTGACACCGGGTTGGGGCCTCAGCCGCCGCTTCTTGATGGTGCGGGAAATCCGCGACCACCGCAGGCACAGTTGCGGTTTAGCGACAACCGCGGGAAAACATGGTCAAACGGCAAAATTGCAGGCTGCGGGCTTGCGGGACAGTACCAGACGCGGGTTATCTATAGGCGTTTGGGACAGTCGCGCTATAGGGTCTATGAATTAGTAGTCTCTGACCCGATTCCTTGGGCAATTGTTGATGCCTATCTGAGGATTTCGGCTGAAGGGGCGCAGCCGTGAGCCAGACAAGCCCTATTGTTTCGGTCAGCACTCCCACTGGGCCGCTGGTTGACATCAAAACTGGCTTGGCAACTTTTGCTTTCCTGAAATGGTTGCAGAACATTGGTCAGCTCATCAATAAAGTCTTCGACAATACGGGTGCCATCTCGCCGGATGCGATACCTTTTCCCACATCCACCAGCTTAGGCGGGATAGTCACAGCAGGGCCATCGGCAAATCAATGGGTCAATGCGATCGATGGGACTGGCACCCCGCAACTTAGCCAGCCATCATTTCAGAATCTTTCCGGCACTGCTACACCAGCACAAATCCCGGCTCTGTCGGCTCTCTCTGGCAGCGTAAACCCGGCGCAAGTCCCTCCGCTGTCAGATCTGAATGGTGCTGTCACCGCATCGCAGGTTCCACCGCTATCTGTATTGAGTGGGCAAATTACAGCGGGTCAAATTCCTGCAGGCTTGGGTTTTGGTGGAACGATTGTTACTGCCAAGCTCACCGTAGGCGGCGCGAATGGCTCTATGACGTTTTCTAATGGTTTTCTCGTATCTCAGGTGCCCGCTACATGAACATCCTCGAAATCATCGAAACGGAAACCGGCCAAAAAGTCACCAATGAAACACCGCTGGATGCACTCAATGTCGATTCGCTGGAATTTCTCGAACTGCTCATCGCTCTCGGCATCCCAAGCGATGACATTACCTCATTTCGGACGGTAGGTGACCTTGCGAGGGCTCGTGGTTGAGGTCAAGACGGAATCATGGGCGGCGATCGATCAACAGATAGAGGCTGTAGCAGCGTTTCACTGGGACGAACTGGCTCTCGACAAGCTTCTCTTCCAAAGAGATTTGGATCATGAGAAATACTTCACCCTGGAGAAACAGGGAATGCTACATGTGGTTACCGCGCGAGATGAAGGAGATTTGGTGGGCTACATTATCTGCTTCGTAATGCCGCATTTGCACTACAAGTCGTCAGGATTGGTAGCTCTTGCGGACATGTACTTTCTGCTTCGCGAATATCGCAAAGGCGGCTTAGGAGTGAGAATGTTTCGCGAGATGGAATGGGGGTTGATGGAACGAGGGGTGATTCGAGCGCATATGAGTTGCAAGGTAAAGGAAGACCACACGAGGTTATTTGAGGCGATGGGCTGGGAATTGACGGACTATACGTTTTCTAAGGTGCTATGTCAGTAACTGGCGGCATCATGGCCGGTGTCGGGCTTGCAGGCTCGATAGGCTCTGCGGCCATCGGCGCCACTGCAGCTGGGAATGCCGCGTCAACTCAAGCCAGCGCAGCGGAGCAGGCTGCACAGCTGGGGTATCAAGCCAGCCAAAACGCCCTTGGCTTTCAGGAAGGCGAGTTCGGGCAGCAGCAGGCCAACCTCGCGCCTTGGCTGCAATCAGGCGAGGGCGGCCTTGCGAATCTGGATTATCTGCTAGGCGTCACCCCTCCCACGACTCAGGGAGCATCGGCGGGATCGCCGGGAGCGTTTACTGGTGCAGGGGCAACCGGAATGCCAGCACCGGGTTCAACATCTGCCTATGGCACTCCCGGTGCAGCTCCGGGAGCATCCGGGCCATCAGGCACCACCAACCTTAGTTCGCTGGTCAATCCTTCGCTTGGCGCTGAAGGCTCTCTGCTCTCCGCTTATCCAGGTGGGCCGTTTAAGGCACCGACAGCCCAGCAAGCTCTTGAGGCGCCAGGCGAGCAAGCGCAGTTGCAGTTGGGCGAACAGGCTCTACAGCAATCTGCTGCAGCGCGGGGAAGTCTGTTGACTGGCGGAACGGCACAGGGACTTAATGCTTATGCTCAGAACCTTGCCTCGACCAACTATCAGAACACTTACAACAACGCCTACAACACCTATGCATCAGGCTATAACCAGTTCCAAAACCAGCAGGCCGATACTTATAACCGGCTGGCCGCACTCTCTGGAACCGGTCAGACGGCAGCGCAGAACCTAGGGACGCTGGGGCAAGGCGCGGCCTCTGGGGTTGCCAGTAATGTTCTCGGCACAGCGCAGGGCATCGGCCAGCAGCTCAACAATACCGGTGCGGCAAACGCTTCCGGCATTGTTGGTACGGCGAATGCCTATAGCGGTGCGATCGGCAGCAGCGCCAGCAATCTAAGCAACCTCGCGCTTCTCAGTCAGCTTTATGGCGGCGGCGATCCTGCGACTGGGCCTGGAACCGGAAGCTATAACAACAATCTCTTCGCTGCGAACGGAGCCTTAGCATAATGGGCGCCAACATCCCTCTACCCGCTTTAGATATTCGCCCTCCACAGCAACAGGCTGATCCGCTGGAGCAGTATGGCCGTCTCATGCAGCTCAAGCGCCAATCCCAGTTGGCCCCCTTGCAGGTGCAGCAGGCCCAACAGCAGGTTCAGGCGGGAGGCTTAGAGAATCAGCAACGGCAGCAGGACTTGGCAGCGCGTCAGGCTCTCAATGCAGCCTATTCGGGTGCGGTAACGAAAGATGAAAACGGAAATCCAACCATCGACGCGAACAAGCTGGCATCAGGCCTAGCCAATGGCCCAGCGGCCTATCAAACGCCTGCCGTGATGAAGGGGATTACCGAATTTCAGAAGGGCCGCATCGATTTACAGACCTCGCAGACGGAATTGCAGCAGAAACAGGCCGATATGCTCGGTTCCGCAGCTTCTGCAGTGAAGGCAGCTGGGTACGATCCCACCTTGGCTCACAGCCTGCTCGATACTCTTCCTCAGACGCCTCAACTGAACCAGATTCGTCAGCAGATCGACAATCCGCAGACCTTGAAACAGTTGATTGACTCGGCTATCCAGAACTCACCGAAGCAGCGGGAGTTGGGTGCCAGCGAGACGACTGCCGGCGCTCGTCAACTGACGGCGACGACCGAAGCCAAGAAGGTTGCAGCTTCGATGGACCCAACCAGTTCCCTCTACGCGCCCTCGCAAGCTTCTGTAGCGATGGGAACCGCACCCGGAGCGCAGCAGATTCAGCAGGGCGAAGTTCGGCAGGCCGCAGCCAAGGCAGGGGCAGAGGAGCGAGCCCGCATGCCGGGCGAGATGGCCCTTGCGGCGCAAAGACAAGCTTTGTCGCAGGGTGACCCGAATGCCGCAGCGCAACTACTGGTGAGCGGCGATGCAACACTGTCGGAGTTGAAATCTCGGGGTGCAACTCCTGAATTCATCGCGAAGACGCTGAACTCCGCCCATCAATTGAGCAACGGCCAATACAACGCCCAAGCTGCGGATGCTCAGTACAGCGTGGCTAAATCTCCTGAGAACGTGAAGTTCTTCGGTTCTGCCAAGTCTCTGACTGACCCTGGCGGGACATTAGACCAGCTCGCCAAAGTCGGACAAACGATGCCAGGCAATCAAATCCCCGCGTTCAACAGCATCGCGGATTGGGAAAAGGCTGCAACTGGCAGCGGACCTTTGGCGAAGTATGCGGCAACCGCCCTTGGCGTGGCCGACGATTATGCGAAAGTCATGGGAGGCGGCCAGGGCAGCGACACATCAAGGCTGCAGGCGCTGAATCTAATCAAGTCCAATGCGAGCCCAGAAGCGCGCGCCGGGGCCATTCAGGGCATTCGCGGTGCGGTTGGCTCTCAGGTGAATTCCCGCATCGGGGCAAATCCGGTGCTGAAGCGGATGTATGGCGATCAGCAGCAGGCCCAACCAGCGGATGGAACAGTCAAGACAAACAGCCACGGTGACAAAGTTGTATTCAAGGGTGGTCAGTGGCAACTTCAGCCGTAACGATCGATCCAACGACTGGAGAGCGGGTACAGGCTGGCAGTGCGCCACAGATTGATCCTTCTACTGGAGAACGCATAGCGCCTCCTGCCGAGAAATCGCTACTTCAGAAGGCAAAGGATGCCTTCGACTCACTGACCACAGTTACGCCGGAACAGCAGGCAGGGCACGGAGCCATAGTCAACGCTGTCCAGAAGTTTGGCGCGGGCGCGATTCAGGGAGTTGGAGCCCCGATCGTTCACCCGCTGGATACCCTGGAGTCCATCGGCCACACGATTGCCCATCCATGGGACGAGGCCCATGAGGAAGTCAATGCGCTATACAAAGACCCTGCCAAGTTCGCAGGAAATGTTGCGGGTGGCGCGATTGTCGGAGAGGCTGCGGCACCAGCCATCGCCCCTATAGCGAACGCAGTTAAGAGCGGCGCGAGCAGGGCATTGCTACTCGGCAAGACGCCAGAGGCCGCATATGAAAGCGCACTAAAGCCCTCCACCGTATTGCCGCAGGCGCAACGCGCGGCAATCGTGAAAACTGGACTCAAAAACGAGCTGCCAGTATCGACAGCAGGATTTGAGAAATTGGGTGATCTGATCGATGACTATAACCAGAAGATTAAGGCGACGATCGATGCAGATCCGACACGACCGATCGATCCGAATGCGGTGGCGACCCGCGCAGATGTTGCCAAAGCAAAATTCGCGAATCAAGTCAATGCGCAACCTGACCTCAACGCTATCGAGGCATCCAAGCAACAGTTTCTCGCTGAGCAAGGGGCGAAACCCGGCATACCGTCACAACCAACCGGCCTGCTAGATGCTCAAGGCAAGCCCATCATGAGCGCAGCCAAGCCTCCCACACCAGCACCGGATATGAATGCTGCCGATGCTCAGACAATGAAACAGGGAACCTATTCGGTGCTTCGAGGAAAGTTCGGAGAGCAGGGGAGCGCGGCGGTAGAGGCTCAAAAAGCTCTGGCGAGAGGATTGAAAGAGGAGATTGCGAATCAGTTTCCAGAAATCAGCAATCTGAATGCAACGGAATCGCGCCTACTTGACCTTCAACCTGTCTTAGAGAGGGCCGTCAACCGCATCTCGAACCACCAAGCGATTGGCATAGGAACGCCGATTGTGGGCGCTGCGGCTAAGGCGGTCACTGGAAAAGCTTTGATCGCGCTCCCGATAACGATCATGAAAGCGGTACTCGATAACCCAGAGATGAAGTCAAAACTTGCTATTTCAGTGAGTAAGGGCGCGAACATTCCGATTAATCAAGCTCTCGATCGGGTACGGGCCTACTCATCCGCTCTAGGGTCATCGCTTGCCGTATCAACTGCTCCCGATGCTCGGGGGTATTCTTCCGGCGACAATCCCAATTCACCCACCACACCGCAACCTTGACGGCGATGTAGCTGAACGCGTAACCCAGAATGATCGTTACTAGAAGTCCTTCAAGCATGGTTATCTCCTGGCGCAAAGAGCTGGCGCACGATTGCAATTTGAGTAGGTCACATTAATGTTTTGTGTTGGCGGGAAAAGGCTGCGAAGCAGAATGTATTTGTCTAGCGGGCTGGGCTGCGAAGACTGCACGGCGACGGGTTGAATGTCGCGAGGTGCATCTCTCATTGCCACTTTCCACAGCTTGTCGTTCTCAGCTTTAAGCCTAGCGTTTTCGGCTTGCAATTTGCTAATGGTTTCGTCGTTGGAGCTTATGAGAGCGAGCACATCGCCCAAACGAATCGGTTGCCCACCGTTTCCTTGAGCTTCCTTGATCTGAGAAGTCTTCACGTAAGTCAAGGTTCGCTTTCCGTCTATCGAGAAAAGCATCGGCATAACTCCTTCGGTTCCAGGTTCCGGGTTCACCAGAAGGATAGGGAGCGGAGCATATTTCATCGACTCAGGACTCTGAGCGAAGGCCGGTAGGCAGCAAAGCAACAGAAGAACAAGGGTTTTCATAGGTTTTACAGTCTCCCACCACCCAAAGGACAAGTCAAGAATGAAAAAGCTATTAATTAGCTTCGCGATGTTGTGCGCTGTAAGTGGTGCTCAGGTGCCAGTTAGGCCCATCCAGCAGCCACACATGACATTCGTCAACTCTACAGGTGCGCCATGCGCCGGATGCAAGCTTTATTCCTATATTGCCGGTTCGACCACGCCTCAAGCTACTTATATCGATTCGACCGGCACCAGCGTGAATACCAATCCAATCATCCTTGGAGCCGATGGTGGGGCGAATATCTGGCTCAGTTCGCTGTCTTACAAGCTTGTCCTCATTGACGCCCTCGGAAACACGGTTTGGAGTGTCGATAATGTCAGCGCGGCGAGTTTCCCTTGCGCGCCTTCAAAGGCTATTCAAATAGCCAACACTGCAGCAACGGGCTGGACCTGCGATTCGAGCATCACGATCGATCCTGCGGCCCACACTTTGAACGTCGGGACGTTGGGTGCGAACTATGTCAGTATCGGCGCTCTGGGCACTCCGACGCGCTGGACATTCGACACGACTACCCCAGCAACGGCACTAGCTTCGCTCGGCGGTGCAGGCTCTGGGGCGGGGACGGCTGGACAGCTTGCTTACTTTGCGGCGACCGGCAATGTAGTTGCTGGCACCAGTGCGATCCCTTCGGCCATTACTGCTACAACGCAAAGCCCCGGTGACAACACTACCAAAGTGGCAACGACGGCTTATGTGGCTTCGCCTGGGGCCATTAACCCTTCGAGTGTAAAGGTTGCTTCCGGTACCGCCATGACCGGCAATCAAGGAAACGGCACGCTGGTGCAGCACTCGACTGGAGCGGTCACGGCTGGGCATGCGGCTAAGTTTGATGCGAATGGAAATATTGTTGACGCTGGCGGAGGCCTGTTTACAACGCTGACCGATGTTACCGGCTCGTTCACGTTCGGAACTTCCTACCAGAATACCGGCACTTTACCGCTACAGATAAGCGGCTATGGAACGATCACTGGCGGGTCTGGCGACAGCATGATCATGTGCAACATCGGGCCATCCAGCCCATCCTTTACGCCCTGGTCCACCACTGTGACAGGAACGGTTTCGGGAGAGCATGTGGGGTTTAGCTGCATCATTCCGCCAACCTACTTTTACAGCGTAACCGTAACCAACATCATCTCTTCGACGCCCGGAAAATGGTTCAACCTCCAATGAAAAAACTAATAGCCATCCTGTTCTTTGCCTCATCACTTGCGGCTCAAGTGCAGATCGGCAAGAATGTGCAGATCGGCGCTGCAACCTCAGTTTCTCCTTTCGTTACTTCCCTGACTACGACCGGAACGAGCGGACCTTCTACGGTAACTGCCGGTGTTCTCAACATCCCCCAATATGCGGGATCGACTTTCATCACCTCTCTGACAACGACCGGCTCCAGTGGCGCGGCGACGGTCGCTTCTGGTGTCCTGAATATTCCGCAATACAGCGGTGGCACAGTGACAACCTCCGGGACGCCGACCACAAACACTCTTGCTAAGTTCTGCGGGCCTTTGATCATCTGCAACTCTGGCCTGACGGATGACGGAACCAAGCTGGCCTACACAGGCTCGGGCACAGCGAACGGCGTTGCCTTTGCAGCTAGTTCGACACCCATCACTCCCGCGGCAGCTACGGCCATCTATGAAAGCGATGCTTTGGGCAATACGGTAGTAAGCGAGAATGGTGCCGCAGCTTCGCGTATCTGCACGGCAGCGAATGGGATTTGCGCATCGGGAAGCGCCATAACGCCGGAATATATGACCACCTCGCAGTCCCCGCTTGGCTCGTGGACTCGTGCCTTGGACAATTGCTCGAATCAAGTCGTGCATCTAGCGATGCTATGGGACTCTTACGGCATCGCCTATCAAGGGTTCGGGAGTACCGGACCGACAAATTACTACGACCGTGTACCTGACCAATTGTTTTCCTATCTCAAGTCGCGATGCCCAGTTCATGGGACTGGGCTTGTCCCCCCAATCGGCTACCTTGTACCAGGTAGCCCTCTACCGAACCCGCTGTACTTTGCGTTCAGTGGAACCGCTGGATTCAGCACGGCCCTCGGTCCTTGGACCTCCGTGGGCAGCACACTGATGACCGCGCAGGTTGGCAATGTACTGACATTTACCACTTCGACAACTGCGATTGCTACGGACACGGTTAATGTCTATTGCGCTCAAGGTCCGGGTTACGGAACATGGAATATCTCGGTTGATTCAGGGGCGCACACAGGGACGTGCGGCGGATCGGCTGGCAGCCCAACGGCACAGCTTGTCAGTGTGACCGAAGGGACATCAGCCACCACGCATAGTGTCGCTCTGACTTGTGCGACGGCTCAGTGCTATCTCTGGGCCGTTGACGGCACAAACGGCTCTGTCGGCTTCGAGGTGGATAACGTTTCGTTCGGCAGCGGCAATTCAACCATGTGGTCTCAAGTTCACGCGTTCGATTTCCTCGACCTGATTCCAGGTGGGATTCAGGGAATGGTGGTTAAGTTTCAGACTAACGAGCCGAATCAGAGTGTAACTACCAGCCAGTACACGACCGCACTGGAGGCTATTGCCACACACGAACAGGCGACGGCTTCCAATCCCGGTATTGGAATCTTTACAGCCCCGGTCTCCAATCCTGCCGGTGGATGCGGTATGGGAAGCACGATGGCGTCGTATTCGGCGGCGGCACTTACAGCGGCAACGACGAGCGGTATGGCCTACACCGACATTCTGCACAACTGGGGTACGACCTATCTGTCGCCGCTATTCGCCTCCGATGGCTGCCATCCGACTGAGGCTGGAACCTTCTCAGAGTTCGCGCTCACCAAGCGCATGATGATTGATGTGGAGCCGACACCCAGCAACGCCTCAATCTCCGTGCCGACCACCAGCAATGTTCTGAATGCTCCGAGCGGCACACTCGCAGCGATACCGGGAATCAGCTACTTCGCTTCGGGGGCAGGCGGTTCAAACTCCAACTGCCTTCAGTTCACTGGAGCTGGCGGGCCGTTTCCGTCCTATTTATGTACTTTGGTCGGCCAACAGAACATGTTCAGCTTCAACACCTACTACAACGGAACCATTTTTCAATATGTGGTGAATGGCCCCGCAGGCGCGTTCCGGCAGTTGCAAGACGGCTCACATCAAGGCTACGAATTGAACCTCTGCGAATCAGGGACGGCCGGAGGATCGGTCCCCATGGGAACTACCTGCATGACGCAATGGTCGCAGAGTGGTACATCGGGAACGCAAACATGGTTCAATCCCGGAACGGAGACTCCAACTTTTCCAACCAATGCCGCTCTCGTCGCCAATCCCTCCGCTAATTGGTATGTCGATTTCAGCGGCAATGAGCATGCTGCTAGTGTCAACGGAACCGTCATTCCCTCATCTGTGACATTGACACAGACGATCGCCAGCGGCACGTCGGCACTGGGTACAAGTGCAATTGCTTCAGGAGCGTGTGCAACAGCCGTAACCACTACCGCAACCGGAGTTGCCAGCACAGACGCGATTAGCTGGAACCCTAACGGCTCTATCAAAGCGGTGACTGGCTATATCCCCTCAACCGCAGGGGGTCTGACGATAGCAGGATACCCCACTACAAACGCGGTGAATTGGGATGTTTGTAACTGGACTGCTGCATCGATAACTCCCGGTGCGGTCACCTTGAATTGGAGGGTGACGCGATGATAAGGGGAATAATTCTAACGGCTTTACTTTTACTGAGTGGTCAATATACCCCGGCCGGCTCGGTGTTTACGCATAGTGCCCTCAACCCATGTCTCGTCTCAGCGTGGGCTATGAATGAAGGCTCTGGGTTGACTCTATATGACACTTCTACGGGAGGCACAAATACTGCAACCATCAACACCGGAGCGTCAGTTACATGGCAGTCGAATGCCGGTTTGCCTGGAACGACACCCTTATGGAATGGTACGGGCTATGCTCTGGCCACCAGCACAACTCTTACCAATTTCACAGGAACAACTCCCTTCTCCGTGACGGCGTGGGTCAAACTCTCCGCCCTTGGAACGGGGGAGACGTTCATTTCGACACTGGACGCGAGTGGAGGAACCTTTCGAGGGTGGGAACTATCAAAAGCAAATACCGCTGACGGTGAAGGGTTGCAGTTTTTTCTTATAAACACCTACTCGTCGAATACTTTGCAGGTGCAAGGCAATGCAGCCATGACTACAGGGCTGAGTTATGTAGTGGCGACTTATGATGGCAGTCGCACATCTGCAGGGATAAAACTTTATATTAATGGCGCAAATCAGTCATTCTCTGCACCGGTCAACTCACTCTCAGCGACCATAGCCAGCGGTCTACCAGTAAGGTTCGGTGCGCGAAATAACGGCTCTAGCGAGTTGACTGGAGCGTTGGCCTTCGCGGAGGTCTACAACTGCGTCCTCACCCCTACGCAAATCACAACCTACAACGCTGCAGGTCCGGGGATTTACTGATGAAGACTATTCTGCTTTTACTCGCGATCGCCGCGCTTCCTGCCTACGCTCAGACATGGTTCTCCCCCACGCCGCAGATCGTTGACGGCAACATGGTCGTCTTCACCTCGACGGCCACCGTGCGCTACGGCCAGGACGCTTCTACGTGCGTGGTGAACTACATGACATGTGTAGCCGGTAAGCCTTCCCCCGCGTCGTGGCTGCCTCCTGTGACCATCACGGCAACAGCGGCAAGCCCGGTAACGATTGTCGTAGGGACGGCATGGGCCAAGTCCGACCCTATTGGCGGCGTTCCCAAGCAACTGGAAATTCAGCAGACATCCGTTGCGCAAACGGTAAAGGTTACCAACAACAGTGGAGGCACTGTAACCCTTACTGTCCCCGCGCTGCCTGTGGTAACCCCACCCGCTCCTACTCCTACTCCAGCGCCAACCGTCATCGCAGTTTGGAACTGCAATCTCAACCAAATGAGCGATGGGACGTTTGTCTCGATCGCGGGAAGTTGTGTGAAGAAATGAAAACTATGATACCGATCTTTCTCTCCGCAGCGCTGTTCGCCCAGCAATCAGTTCCAGACGACCGTTCGACCGATCGCACGCATAAGTCCACCTATGAGCGCGCAATCTTCTCTAAGAAAGATGCTGCGGGAAAGGTTGTTCCTTGCGGCGTACTGATGGAACTGAAAAACGGGCTATGGCGGGACCACCTACTGCTGGAAGGCACCACCGGCCCGATGCTAGATACCAGGGCTGACGCCGTGACATGGATGAAGGCGTATTGCCCGATTGAGAATGCTAAATGAAGAAGCTACTACTCATGTTCGCGCTACTCACCGCGCCTCTTCTGGCGCAGCCGACTATCTCGAGCACCATCTCATGGTCGGGGGATACGGGAACCTTCACTGCAGCGGCGGGAGATGCGGCCGTAGTCTTTGGCTATAACTTCACAACCGGATCAGCGACGGCTACTCTCGATGGCAACCCAGTTTCGATTGCGCTAACCAGCAGTACGAATTGGCCGACGATTTGGGATTCAGGAACGGCGATTTCAACGGTTTGGGTTGTGCCGAATCTCTCTGCCGGGTCGCATACTTTTGTCATCTCCAACGCCGGTGGCGATCACTTCGCCTCCTCGGTTGGTTACGACATCACTGGAACGGCTACGGTCAACCCAGTGGAATATGTGGCTGGCTCCGTGGCAGGTAGCGGAACTTCCTGCACTGGAACCGCCACCACAACCCATACTGGCGATCTGCTCATCAGCACCATCAACGCGGCGGGTTCGCCCTCGGTATCGCTTGGCTCATCCACGCAGACGATGACCCTTATGGGCAGCGGGGCAGGGACGCCTTCGACCATGCATGGGGTTACCGGATCTGTGGGTGCGGTGACGGCTGTATGGAACCTCGGATCATCCGCCAGCTATGTGTGCGATACCGTAGGCCTCAAGCCAGTCCCCGGAACAGAACCGACCGTCTCTTCCGTAGCCACCTCTCCAACATCCCCCTCCGTCGTCGCCAACGCACACATCACCCTGACCTCGACGGCGACCTATTCGGATGGTGGACTGCAAAATGTCTCAGGTGCAGCTTCGACATGGGCCAGCAGCAATACAGCCACGGCGAACATCTCCACTCTCGGCGTCGTCAACCCAAATAACCCCGGCACCACGAACATCACGGCGACGTTCGGCGGAGTGACTAGCCCCAACAATCTCGTGACCGTGACGGCTTATACCCCTGCCCACTTCTACATAAGGACGGGAGGTGGGACGCGCTATTCGTCCAACATGACCAGCGGGCAGTGCGACGGGCAAGCGGATGTCGATTATCCCGGTACGGGAACGAATCAACACTGCGCCTTCAACCAATACCAGTACATGTGGCAGGATGGTTCCGCTACCGATGGCTCAACCTTCCCCGGCTGGGGCTGGCTGGCTCAGGGCGGCGACATCATCCTCATTCACGGCGGCCCTTATCGCATCGGCTGGCTTAGCAACACCAGCTCCTGCTCTGCGGGAATCTGCGGAGGGATCAACGGCAATGCGGCGGCCTCGGGAATGCCGAATCCGCCCTCCGGTTATTCGGGAGCGCACACGCAAATCTTGGGGGAGCACTTCGCCGCTTGCAACACCGGCAACGCGCCCAACCTCTCCTTGCTCACCCAACTCTACGGCGGATTCTCGGTCGGGGCTGCGTTCGACATCGGTTCGGCCTACGTGGACGTCAAATGTATCGAGATCACCGATCACTCTGCCTGCACCAAGTCGGGTGGAGCCCTAGCCTACCCTAAAGCGTGTGCGACCAGCCCGCCCCTCGACGACTTCGCGGCGAATGGAATCCAGACCAGCCAGGGCACGTCCAACGTGCTGTTTCAGGATGTCTACGTCCATGGTGTTGCGGCCAGCGGCATGCTCGGTCCTATCGGCGGTCCGATCACGATGAATCGAATGATAGTGAATTTCAACTCCTTCGCGGCCTGGAATATGGATGACGGACACACTACTCCCGACCTTGCAGGCTCATCGATCACCGCGAACTACGTAACGATGGTCGGGAACGGGTGCAACGAAGAGTATCCCATTGTCGATACCGCCTATCCTGCTTCGGTGTGCTACGACCTGTCTTCGGGTGGCTTCGGCGACTCGTGGAGCGGACAGGACACCGAACTAGACGCCTTTACCTGCAACCATTGCGATCAGCACTGGAACACGAAGGATGGATTCATCGGACCCCACACCTTCGCCAAGAACCTGACTGTCACGCAATCGACGTCGTATGGAAATATGGGCCAGCAGTGGAAGTGGTCCTCTGCGCGAAATGCTACCCACATCTTTACCAACAACTATGCTGGAGGTAACTGCTATCGCATGTCCCAGCCGCTGCCAGGTGCATCCTCCACCTACCTCACCCACATCGGAGTGGTTTCGCCGGGAAGCACTCCAGGGACGGGATACACGGTTGGGGATGTTCTTAACATCATTCAATCGGGAGGCAGCGGAGGACAGGCAACGGTCAATAACGTAGTAAGCGGAGTGCCTACTACCGTAGGAGTAACACCTGCTTACATCGTCACCAGCACCGGCATCGGCTATTCCCCAGCGGGTGGATTGGCTACCACCGGAGGAACGGGAACCGGAGCTCAGGTCAATATAAATAACATGACCCTTGGGCTATTCTGCCGCGCCTCAGGCGACAACTTCAACGTCCAGACCGACTCCGGATCAACCAACCTCTTTGCCGGAAACACGATTGTCGGAAACGCGAATGTGGCGGTCGATTATGGCTGCAACACGGCAAATAACTGCGGCGGAGTGCCGATTATCTTTCGAGACAACGTATTTCTCGGCTACTTCGACAATAACTACACCACCCACGTCCCGACACCTTTTTACCTAGCCGCCGATCCCACGGTAGCCATCACCGAAGACCACAACCTCTACTTCAACACTTACGGTAGTTGCCCACCAACCAGCACGACGGGAGCAGGCGATATCTGCACCTCCTCTCCAGCGTTTGTCGGACAGCCAACGTCTCCATTCTCGGCGGAATCGGTGATGGATAATTTCAACTTCCTTCCCAGTTCGGGATCGCCAGTGATCGGAGCAGGCGTGGCGGTGAGCGGATTGACCGTGGATTACAACAACGTGTCCAGACCGAACCCGCCGTCGATCGGAGCGCTGGAGTTTGCCGCTGGGCCACCCACGGTAGCTCAGCCGACGTGCTCTCCGGCTGCCGGAACCTACACCTCAACCCAAACCGTAACCTGCACCACAACCACCCCCAGCGCGGTCATCTGCGGCACAACCAACGGGTCTACGCCAACCTCATCGCCAGCTGGAACCTGCTCCAATGGAACGGCTGGGCCATTCACCATCGCCGTCACCTCCACCCTCAAGGCCATCGGGACGCTTTCGGGGGATACCGATTCAAGCGTCTTCAGTGGCCTCTACACCATCACCCCGCCGTCTACGCCAAGTATGCAGATATTTGGATCAGTCGTCTTTCAGGGAACAGTCAAGCTTCAATAAGAGGAAATTATGGATCTAGCTTTGATAACGAAACTCATTGAAAAACATGAGGGGCGCCGGAAAATTGTATACAAAGACACCGTGGGGAAACTTACGATCGGTGTTGGCTGGAACCTTGACGACCCCGATTCGGATATCATCGCCTCGCACTTCGGCCTGAACCTCGCAGACCTCAAGAGCGGGGCGGCCACTTTGACTGATGACCAAATCAATCAAGTCAGGGACTATCAAATCAACGAAGTCGTCTTAGCCGCAAGGCGCATCTTCCCCAACTTTGATGCGATGTCGCCAAATCCACAGGCTGTGATTATTGACATGATCTTCGATCTTGGAGAGACGCGATTCTCGAAGTTCGTGAGCACCATAGGACAGTTGAAAGCTGGCAACTGGAAGCAAGCGGCGATCGATGCCGGGAATTCGCTGTGGGCAAAGCAGGTGCCGCGTAGGGCGGCTGAGGATGTCGCATTGCTGAATGCTGCTTAGGAACCTGCAACAACCTATTCTCTGTCAGCTCCGCTTTATTAAGTATCACCATAGCATCTGAGTTGAAGCTCACCCTATTCTCCCGCAAGCGCCTATCTCTTCGGAGGTGGGCGCTCTTTCTTGCTTAATGGTGCGTGTTTGGGGTGAAACGTCTCTTTCTTTTTCAGGGGAAACTCGAAACCATTGTTTCTACCTAGTTCCAGGAGGCCATGCCGCATGACGCTAGCGACGTCCGTGCCCAAGTATAGCTCTAGGGCATCTCTAAGCGCTTCCTCGTCCTCTGACAGGCGCACCGTCATCAGTTTCTTTCTGTCTTTCGGGGGCATGTCATTGATTATGCATACCCTTCAAGTAAAGCGTAAGAAATTCATTGACCTCCTAAAGATTTCGTGGCATATTCATCAGCATCTTTTATATGTCTGACAGATGACAAACGCAAGTCACTGAGGGCTAAGCCTCTTTGGTAATTTGCTTATATTAAGACGTGATATCTGAGGTGCAAGATGCATGCTAGATACCATGATTATCAAAACTGCGCCACTTTTTCCGGAGTGCGAAGATTTTCGTTGTGCCGACATCAATCAGCATCAACACACTTTGGGCCATATAGACTGTCCAGCCTGCGACGATGCAAGGGACGCAACATTGAGCAACGACCCGGATTTGCTGCTTTCTCTGAAATTTCCATCTGCCGCTTCAAACTGGTTAGCGACACGCAAGCCGTATTTGAGAGACCGCACATGGGCCATGTATGAGCACCATATTTCGACCCTGGCGAAGTTTTTTGGCGAGATTCCTGTAGGGAAAGTGCATTTGGGCCATTTGCGTCAATATCAATTAGCGCGTATCGGCAACCATGACAAGCTTTGGAAAAATAGGGCTGGCCCGTCGATCATCAACCACGAGCTGTCGATCATGCAGCAAGTCCTCAAGAGGGCTGGCCGGTGGAAGCATCTCAGTCATCATTATGAGCCTTTACCGCTTCCAATGAGCGGGAAGCCGAAGGTGATGACCGCTTCTGAAGAGAAGCGTCTTTTCGAGATAGCACAAAGTTCGCCCGAATTTGAGCTTGCTTATCTGGTGGCGAGCCTTACCGTGAACACATCGGCAGCCGGATCTGAACTGCGAAACGTCCGACTTCGGGATTTGGCGCTGAGCATCCCAAAACCAAGCATGACCGTAGACGCTGACACCGCGAAGAATCAAGCGCGGGCGCGAACTATTCCTCTCAACCCAACTGCAGCCTTCGTTGCCGGCCTCTGCGTCGTCAAGGCACGCTCCAAAGGTTCTATCCATCCAGATCACTATCTCTTCCCTAAGCGCATCGTGCGGGGCATCTGGGATCCATATACACCAGCGTCGGCAAGCTGGCTGAGGAAGTCTTTTGCAGCGATGCGGGAGGCCGCGCACCTTCCCTGGTTAACACCGCACTGCTTAAGGCATCAGGCCATCACAAAGCTACTTGAGAACGGAGTACCTTCCGAGGTTGTCAGGGGCATCGCTGGGCACATTACCGAAGAGATGATGAAGCACTACAGCCATAGCCGGTATTCTGCCGCCTTTGATGCTCTCTCAAAGATTGATTCGGGGATGAGCGTTCCTTTTGAGCACCAGCTGAAAATAGTCAAAAATAATCGTTGACATGCGAATGCTGAAGCCCCCATAGTGGACGAGTTACTAAATCTTGGATGTTTACCTTGATTTGGCTACGGGTAGGGTTTGAGCATCAGCAGGGCGAGTTGGAACCTTGACTTGGGAAGCTGACGTTCTGCCACTGAACTACTCCCGCTTAGCCAAATCATCGTTGATATCCACCCTAAAGGGTATATCCGATGACCGACCGCAATATCCAGAATAACTCAAACGACAAAACCTCAGCATCCGATAGTTCGGACGCAACCCAAAGGACAACTTATGACAGGAACAGTGACCAAACTCTTGGGTCGCCCAAAGTCCATGTGTCACATAACGGATACGACCGGGCAAGCCTATTTCGCGCACCGGAAACATTTCGTAGATCCATCGTTGATGGTCGTTGGGACGGACGTGGAGTTCCTAGTGGCAGCACCTCGTATCGGCCAGCTTCTGCCGGTGGCCTTGGAAGTGGTAGCGCTTCAACGCAAAGCGGCTTAGCCTGTCTCTTCTGCGGCGAAACCAGCCTTCTCTGCAGTAAATATGGCTGCTGGAAACTCCTCTCCAGCGACCATGCCAAGCCAAAGTACAACCTCAACCTCACCGTATTTATGGGATCGGTCATAGCCCTTGCGTTGTTGGCAGGGTTTGCAGTTGTGTTCTTGGGGGTTGGGCGATGAGTGTTCCTAAAAAAGTACTAACCAGCACGCAAACGGTGACGGCATGAAGCTGATTTATTCCTTCTTCCTCCCATCCTCCCGCTTTACATGGCACATCAACATCCTTGCGCCCAAGCCAAGGACGGAGGTGCGCCATGTCTGATTCTTACGAATGCGCGGTCTGTCGTTCTGAGTGCGACCGCTACGACGAAGAACCCATAACCCTTGACGGTGAACTTGTCTGCCCTGAGTGCCGTGAGATGTGCGGCGGCAACTGCGGCGAATACCTCACCGACGATTCAATCCGTATAGGTGGGCCTGTCGTTCATTTCCGCGACTGGGCGCTAAGCGGGAAGCTGCAGACAGCACACGCAAGCTGCGGGGCTGAAACCATCCTCTCTTACTTAATCGAAGACTTCAGCTACGACCACACGACGCGCGAAGAGATTGCCGCTGTCTTCGAGATGGCGGTGGCGCGATGAGGATTTTCTTCGTCTGGTTCCAATCGTTCAGCCTTCCTTCATGGAAAGAGGTTATGTAATGCAGACTTCCTTGGTACTTCGTACTTCAAATGCAAATGGCACTTCGCGAAACGGTTTCCAGTGGCCAACATCAGGACCGGTGGAGTGCTCAGACTGGAATCCTGCCCCGCAATGCGGTGGTGGACTTCACGGATTGATGTGGGGCGACGGTGATTGGTCGCTGTTGTCTTCAGCCAACGATGCCTTGTGGCAGGTTGTTGAAGTTGTCACTGAATGCATCGTCACAATCGACAGCCAGAAAGTAAAGTTTCCGCGCGGCACGGTTATTTACAGCGGTGGTATGGCTGGCGCAATCACGATGGTGCTCAACCATCAGAAGCGTTTTGAGGAGATGGTTGCGGAAATAAATAAGGGCTCCAAGGGTAAAGAAATTTCCTCTGGCGACTCCAGCACGGCTGCCTCCTCTGGCAACTCCAGCAAGGCTGCCTCCTCTGGCGACTACAGCACGGCTGCCTCCTCTGGCGACTACAGCACGGCTGCCTCCTCTGGCAACTCCAGCACGGCTGCCTCCTCTGGCTACTACAGCAAGGCTGCCTCCTCTGGCGACTACAGCACGGCTGCCTCCTCTGGCAACTCCAGCACGGCTGCCTCCTCTGGCGACTACAGCACGGCTGCCTCCTCTGGCGACTACAGCAAGGCTGCCTCCTCTGGCGACTCCAGCAAGGCTGCCTCCTCTGGCGACTCCAGCAAGGCTGCCTCCTCTGGCGACTACAGCAAGGCTGCCTCCTCTGGCGACTACAGCAAGGCTGCCTCCTCTGGCGACTACAGCAAGGCTGCCTCCTCTGGCGACTACAGCACGGCTGCCTCCTCTGGCGACTCCAGCACGGCTGCCTCCTCTGGCAACTCCAGCACGGCTGCCTCCTCTGGCAACTACAGCACGGCTGCCTCCTCTGGCAACTCCAGCACGGCTGCCTCCTCTGGCAACTCCAGCA